AATGATTAATCATGTGGTCTTCTAGTAGATGACGAGAAAGGACTTCACTTATTTCGTCTTCTTCATGTAGTTTTTTCAGTTTGGCTAAAACTGTCAATCTTTCGAATCTTTCTTTTTGGCTTCCCATATTATACACAGACACACATACAGGTTAAAAACATGACTCAACTTTCCCCAACAACTTAGTTTAACTTTTTACGTTGTTGGGGTGCCCCAACCCCGAGATGCAATTCCCCGCAGATTGCCTTTCCCTTTTTGAGGATAGATAAAGATAAGATAGTCACAAAGATAAACATAGTGGTTAGATAGCGTATTTTGGGTTTTTTTGGGTATATTTGGGATAGGGGATGCAAGGGGAAAGGGTTTTAACAGTATGTATTGTATAGAATAGTATGGTTACTAAAGTAAAAATTCAAAGAGTGATGAGTTATCAACTCCAAATCCAACAACTCTTACACCAATTAGTGAATGATGTATTAGATGAGGAAGATGAAGATGAATGATAATGAAATTTTCAAGATTGGTATGGTTAGTATGAAATAGTATGCAAGTTTTCAAAATTGAGTTTTATGATGAAGAAGAAGATAAATTTTATACAGTAAATGAGGATTTTGATAATAGTTTGATAGTAGATTTAGTAAATGATGAAGATTTAGTAGAGATAAAATGATTGAATATATTTTAATTTTAATTGCTGCAGTGGCAGCCGGTATTAGTGGAATTATAATATCAAAAAATATCTATGGAAATAATATCATACATGGAAAGATAAAAAATAGATATGATACTTACATTACTACTTTAGAAGTTGATAACAAGAAACTACAAGGGAAATTAAATAAAATGAAAGAAAATATTTCAATTAAAAAAGAGGACTTTGACGAATCAAATCCTTTAGGGTCAATAGGGTCTTTAATTTCTCAATTTGCCCCAATGCTGCCAAAAAATTTACAACCATTATTGCAAAGTCCACAAGCTATGGGATTTATTGAAAAGATGGTTAAGGAAAATCCTGAAAAAGTATCTGATTTAATTTCTAAATTTGTTAAAACACCAAAAGGGAAAACTGATGCACCTACCATTGATATGGAAAGCGTGTAAACGTGGCAAAGAAAAAGGAAAGTTTTGCTCCGCTTGTTATGCAGGATATGGGATTATCTTTGATGGGGAAAGAGTTAAAATTGACAAGTGCTTATTTTGTAATTGATGAAACTTAATGAAATTCTTCTCATTGGCGGTGCATTGGTCGCAGCTTTGGTTCTCTCAAAGGATGGAAAGTTATCATCAACGTATTCACTGCCTGAAATTACAAATCCCATTCCTAATATTATTACTCAAATTAAAAGTGAACCAATACAAAAAACGACTTCACTTTTAGAAAACATTTTACCAGCACCAATTACAGCACCTGCACCAGAACCAATTATAATCCCAACACCAACACCAATTAATCGAGATCCATTAATTAACAGATACCTTTTAGCTAGATTTCCTCAATGGAATACCCTATTAAATCCACAACTTAATTTAGCAAGAGTTGGTTCTGATATTGTTAACACCACTCGGGCAATTGGTACTGCAAATACATTACCACAAATCGCTAAAGCCTATTTTAGTAATGAAAGTGTTTAAAAACGCCGATATGGTTAAATTACTTGACGTTTATCGTATAACATGGTTTCATTAAAAACTGCAGCAACTTTAGGTTTAATTGGGGCAGCAGTTTTAGGCTTTTACAAACTGGGCGGTGCCAGTGGTATTGGTTCAAAACTTGGCGGTGGTGTTTCTAGTTTATTTGATTCTTTTACAGGTTCTTTATCAGGTTTAATACCAGATAAAAGTTCATTAGATTATAATCCAGCTTTAAATCCCTTAGCAGTTGCTAGTGCAAGATTGGGGGAAGCCGCAACCTTAGACCCTAACTTGGCAGCAGATAGATTCGTTGACCCTACAGGAAAATATGACCCTTTTAGTGTTGCACCAATTCCAGAACCATTTGATCAAGGTATGAAAGAAGAAACCCGTACTCCAATTATTACAAGACTTCCAACTATAGAAAATTTTCCAACAGTTTATGCAAGTCCCCCAACACCACAAGCAACTTTTGTTGCACCAATTGCACCCTACATAGGTGTAATATCCCCTCAACCACAAACACCACAACAGCAACAAGACGTAATTAATCAAAATCCATTAAGTTATATCCCAACAAATAACAGAGGATTAAATTCCTCTAGGAGTACAAGATATGGCTAGTGCAAAACAATTAGCAGCAAGAAAAAAGTTTGCTCGTATAATGAAATCAGGCGGATTTAAAAAAAGAAAGTCTTCTACAAAAAAAGGACAAGTCCGCAAAACGGCACGGCGCGCTTATACTACTAAACGAAAAACAACAACAACTAGACGAAAAACAACAACTACTAATAGAAGAGCACCAAGAAAGAGTATGGTTAAACGTAGAACATCTATCCGTAGAAGATCATCTTCAATGGGTAGAGGTATTGGTTCTAGTTTGAAAACCGGTGTAATCGGTGACGTCGTAAAAGGAATCGGTGCAGGTAGTTTAGTATCTTTAGTTATGAGTAGGGTCGCCCCTAATAGCTCAATAACTCCGATCGCAGCTACAGGTGCAGCTTTCTTAACAGGCGGTATCGTTGGCGGTGCAGCTAACTTAATTCTAACAGGTGGGTTATCCCAACTTGGTGGAATGTTTAATGGCGGTTCTGCTACTATGCCTTTAGAGGAGTTTGGAGTATAATGGCACTTCCAGTTCAAAGAACTTACGCTGCCACTATTGCAGCTTTAAACGCCCCAGTTTTCATGGTAGATAATCAAACAACTCTCAACAGCTTCTTAACGCTGACCCCAAATGTACTCCAGGACGTGGTAAATTTAGTCGATCCTGCAGCAACACAATTGCTGCAATACACTTTAGTCAAAAATGGTAATGCAACAAGTGTAAGAGCTTTCAGTTCAGCTATATCAGCAACTACTGCAGGCAGAGTTCCCATAGGACCTGTGTCAATGAGTTCTGGCTCGTATCAATGGCAAGCTGTGCAAACAGTTGGCGCATTATTCAACGGTCAAATTCTTGTAAGATATGGCAGTCCGTTAAATTAGGAGTTTACAATTTCTTATGCCTTTTTCTAATAATATAGTAAACAATTTTGCATTAAATTCGGGAAATACACCTTTACTTTATCCGGTAAGAGTTATCTGTGCAGCCGGTGCAACTACTGGGATTTCATTCCCAGACCAGTTCCTTGGCAGAGCAATTAGTTTAAAAATTTCCAATAACGATTCAGCCAATGCCGCTAGCTATGATTATAATCTTAACGGTCAATTTCAAAACTTAGCAGCATCTAATTTTTCTACTGTAGATAATACAGTTGTAAACTATCTTACTGTAATTGCAGGTGCAGCCGGCACAACATTAGTTGAAGCCCAGGTACTTCCAGCAACCAGGACAGAAGTTCCAATTGAGGTAATGGTCTAATTGTCCTTTGGTGGTGGCGGATCGGGAGGGTCTAGTACAGTATCTGCACATACTCATAACAGCGCTTTGAGTGGGGATGGCGGTTCACTTTCTATTCCTTTAACACAAATTGATGATAGCTCATTATATTCTCGAATAATAGTTGGAGCTTAAATTGTTAAAATTAAAAAAAGAAATTAAATTTAAAATTAATGGTTTAATTGATAAACCATTATGGAAATCTATTCCATGTATTTGCCATACAACCGATATAACAAAACAATATCCAATTTTCCAAAGTTGTCTTAATTGTAAATTTTCTGAATGTGAAGATTCAATTCCAAAACAAAAATTCAAATCAAATGGTAAAGATGTTAACGAAATTAAAATCGTTAGAGGCAAAAGATTTGAGGACGTAATTGGCTGGACTTGGAACGAGGAAGATGATTAATTAATAATGGCTGCAGGAGATTTAGTTAATGATGTAGATGGAACAGCAGGGGGGGGATATTTTAATTTTCAACCGGCTGCATCAGTATCAATTATTATCCTTTCAGCTATGCCAACCACTAACGGCTGGGTCGCAATATACAACGGAACAAATGACGGAGCTCAAGACGTTGGTACAGCCACAGGTAATAATGCATTAAGTACAAAAATAGGAATTAATAATACTAATTATTTGAGAATGTATTCATCTGCTGGAGATCCAGGAGATTCAAGAGCATACTCTGGTATTCAAATTACATAAAAAAAAATCCACTCCTAGAGTGGAAATAAAGGGGTCTAATCCCAGTCAAATAGGATTTTACAGTTACTGCAGCGGACTTGTTTGTCCATGATTGGTTCTTGACATTGGCCGCATAACCATACTGCATACTTATCTTTCATTTCTAAATCCCTCTCTAAACAAGACTTGTAAATAATCTTGTCTTGTTTGGTGGCCTAGATACCAATGATTAATCATGTGGTCTTCTAGTAGATGACGAGAAAGGACTTCACTTATTTCGTCTTCTTCATGTAGTTTTTTCAGTTTGGCTAAAACTGTCAATCTTTCGAATCTTTCTTTTTGGCTTCCCATATTATACACAGACACAC